TTTGAAAAATATAATTTTATTTCATCCTCCTGGTCACTTTGGGGCACGTCTGGGGCACGGGCATTAAGGACATTATTCAGCATAGCAACCTGAGTCACGCTGCACTCAGGCATCCATGCACCATAAACATTGTAGACCATGCTGGCGCTGGAGTGCCCCATCTGTGATGCAATAAATGTCGGGTTTGCTCCGGCAGATAAAGCCCAGCACGCATAAGTATGGCGTGACTGATATGCTTTCCGGGCTCTTATACCCGCTCTTTTCATTGCTGAGTCCCATGTTGCCCCGATGGAGCTTACCGCATAGTTAATACCCGCCTTGTGATTCTTGCGAACGATTTGCGGACAGAAAACAAAAGTGCACTCGTGCAAAATTGTTCTTCCGTACTCGCGTAATTTAACGGTGATCTGATGCTGCCTGCCAAGACGAGTAAGCATCGCCTGGTTTTTAAGTGCTTCAATGGCTGGTGCCAGAAGATGTATAACCCGGTCGGTGCCAGCATCAGTCTTTGGTAGCGTAAAATCACCTATTTTTGTAAAATTTCTTCGCACTGTTATCGTGCCAACTTTCAGGTCGATATCCTCCCATGCAAGTGCGGCAATTTCACCATGTCGCATCCCCGTAAAAACAGCCACTGTCCAGAGGTTTTTGGTCTGTTGATGATGACAGGCATCAATGAGGCGACCAAACTCCTCTCTGGTCAGTGGATCTGGCACAGGTTTTGATTTCCTCAGTGGTGTTATTGAATTAAACGGGTTTTTCTCCAGATACCCGTTTTCAGCGGCAAAGCTGAACATCCCGGCAGTTGTTGTCATGTAATAGTTTACCGTGGGGACTGTTCTTCCTTTGTTGGTGGAAGTGTTTTTCCTGCTTTCCTTTTCCCCAGTCAGTAAATCTTTCCTGATGAACAGCAAATCCTCTTTTGTAATCGAGGATGCCAGTCTACCCACGCCAAGCCTCGGTAGCATATTTTTCATCACTGATTGATAACGATTTAAGGCGTTACTACTGATTTCCATTGCTTTCAGAGTAAGCCATTTCTGTGCCAGTTCACCGACGGTGATATCTTTTTTTACCAGGCCAAATAGCTTCAGGTTAGGTGAGTCAGGGAATCGCTCGGCATAATCAAACGTTCCTGTTCTGATTGCAAAGCAGACCGAAGCCCTTAACTCACCAGCGATCTTTCTGTTTTTCGGTGTATCGGGCACGCGAAGATTTTCGCGCACTCGTTTACCCCTGTACTTAAACGTTATTCGGAGTTTTCCTCCGTGATTTTCAACGCCGGCTGGATAGGCTGAATTCGCCATTGTTCCTCCTGCGTCCAAGAGCACGCTCAGGTTATACTCTTATGGACAAGAATTAAACATCCTGAGATGGTAAGGGTTGGTTTTTAATCCAGGTGTTGATGGTAGGAAGATGATAGAGACATTCGCTGTTTTTCTTTGGCGTTCCGTCGGGGGCGATTTGTTTATATTCTCTGCCGTTCATCCACGCAGCGTCCCTGGCGCGTAATATGGTTCCTTTTCTCAGGCCTGTTACAGCCATTAAAAGCTCCAGTGTTACCCATTCATTCGCATTTATCTGTACAACAGGTGTGATGACTGGTTGAATGCCATGGCTATGTTGGTTTACGAACTCGCGCATAAGTTACCTCCGCATATGTAAGAAAAAACCGCCCGAAGGCGGTTGTCAGTTGATTGATGTGCGGCGCATTTTTCGAAGGCTGGCAATATGCTTTTCCTTCTCAATTTCCGCTTTAATCATATGTAGTTCGTTGTGATCGATTCGCTCAAATTCTGCATTAAATGAGTTAATTGATGCGGCTCTGGTTTTCCCATCCAGCCTTCGGAAGATCACCTGTGTCAGCGTTACCTTGCAGACTTGAACCGGATAGTTGTTGGCGTCGACGAAGGACTGCCCGCGCTGGATCAGAACGAACACAGGTAGCATTCCTTAATTGTCATATCATTTGCACCTCGTTGCTACGGCTATCGCCATTGCTCCCCAAATACAAAACCAATTTCAGCCAGTGCCTCGTCCATTTTTTCGATGAACTCCGGTACCATTTCGTCAAAAACCTCCATGTATTTTTCATCCCGTTCGACCACGACATAATGCAGGCCTTCACGCTTCATACGCGGGTCATAGTTGGCAAAGTACCAGGCATCTTTTCGCGTCACCCACATGCTGTACTGCACCTGGGCCATGTAAGCCGACTTTATGGCCTCGAAACCACCGAGCCGGAATTTCATGAAATCCCGGGAGGTAAACGGGCATTTCAGTTCAAGGCCGTTGCCGTCACTGCATAAACCATCGGGAGAGCAGGCGGTGCGCATACTTTCGTCGCGATAGATGATCGGGGATTCAGTAACATTCACGCCGGAAGTGAACTCAAAGAGGGCTCTGGCGTCGTTCTCGTACTGTTTTCCCCAGGCCAGCGCTTTAGCGTTAACTTCCGGAGCCACACCGGTGCAAACCTCAGCCAGCAGGGTGTGGAAGTAGGACATTTTCATGTCAGGCCATTTCTTTCCTGAGCGGGGTTTTGCTATCACGTTGTGAACTTCTGAAGCGGTGATGACGCCGAGCCGTAATTTGTGCCACGCATCATCCCCCTGTTCGACAGCTCTCACGTCGATCCCTGTACGTTGCAGGATAATGTCCGGTGTCATGCTGCTACCTTCTGCTCTGTGACTTTCTGTTTCAGGAATCCAAGAACCTTCACAGCTTCAGCCTGTGTTAGTTCTGAAGATGTGTAAATGTTGCGGCGAAAAATCTGGGAACAGAGCGGCAACAGGTCGTCATCCCACGTTTTTTCCATGGAAGTAAGAAGGGCGTTAATTTCCGACATGGTTTCTTCGTTAACCGGGGTGATGTCGCGTTCCGGCTGACGTTCTGTAGTATATGCAGTATTTTCGACAATACGCTCGGCTTCATCCTTGTCATAGATGCCAGCAAATCCGAAGGCCAGGCGAGCACACTGAATCATGGCTTTGTGCCGTAACATCCGTTTGGGATGCGACTGCCACGGTCCGGTGATTTCTCTGCCTTCGCGGGTTTTGAATGGTGCGCGGCGACATTCATCCATCCACTCGGTAACGCAGATCGGGTGATTGCGATCTTTGCGGTAAATCCGGCATGTACAGGACTCATTGTCCTGCTCAAAGTCCATGCCATCAAACTGCTGGTTTTCATTGATAATGCGGGACCAGCCATCAACGCCAACCACCGGAACGATGCCGTTCTGCTTGTCAGGGAAGGCGTAAATTTCTTTCGTCCAGGGATTAAGGCCGTACTGGTTGGCGACGATCAACAATGCGATAAATTGCGCATCGCTGGCATCACCTTTAAATGCTGTCTGGCGAAGAGTGGTGATTAGTTCCTGTGGGTCGACAGAATCCATGCCGACACGTTCAGCCAGCTTCCCTGCCAGCGTTGCGAGTGCTGTACTCATCCGTTTTATACCTCTGAATCAATATTAATTTGGTGACGGGCGATGGTTTCAGCCATGTAGCGGATGTGTTCTGCCATGCGTTCCTGAAAATCGACATCGTCATCAAATGCACGGGAAATAGCTTTTTTGCTGGCCCCGTGACGTTGCAGATTATCGATGCATAGCGATTCAAACAGGTGTTGGGGCAGACCTTTTTCTAGGTCGTCTGCCAGCTCAGCTTCAGTTTCTTCACGGGCAATTTGCTGGTAGTGTCGTGCCCATGACTGCTCTTCAATGCGATCGGGGATAAGCCAGGCATTCATGATTTATCACCTCCGAAATTTTCAAGCCTGTTGGCAATCATGATGGCGATATCAGGGATTGCTGGCGCTGTGGCTATACATGCGGGGTTGGCGCACAAACCATAGACGGCGGCAATCACGAGCTGTCTTTTCCAGTCGAGAGTTACTGGCTCAGAATTGGCGTCATCGCCGGACGTATCACTGCCTGGCTCGTTCTGAACAACGGTTTCGCCCTCCTGAGCGGCATCAACAGAGTTTTCCTGAATGATCTTCTCCTCAGTTTGTGCTGAGTCTTCTCCATCAGCGGCGTCATTTTCTCCAAAAGTTTCTGTGTAAGTGCTATCGCCCATTACCGCACTACAGTCAGGGCAGTTACCCCCGCCAGTCTGACCACAGACGCGGCAGTTTTTTTCCAGCTCCGGTTGCGCTACTGGCCCTGGCTGTTGCTCTTCTGGCCCGTTTTGTTGCGTATCCGGGCTGTTTTGTCCCGCTTCTGGGGCAATTTGTTCCACTTTGGACTGATTCTGGTCCTCAGTGTCGCGAGTCTGGATCCCCTTCACCCACTTCGGATCAGCAGGGTTACTGATGCCTTCAACGAATTCTCCACGCGAGGCAGCCAGTAATTTGTCGGCATCGACTGGATTTTTTGGGGGGATGTTTTCCCTGGCTTTATTGAGTTCCTCCCTCAGTTCCTGGTATTTCGTTTCTACAGATGAGACATTTTCCAGTGATTGCGTGTCCTCATTATGTTTAACTGGAATTTCTTCCACTGATTCAGGCGCTGCCTGTTCATTAGCCATTGTGTCCGATGCTTGTTGCTTTTCTTCATCGCCATGTTTTCCTTCTGCTGTTCCGCGCTGCGGCATCGGTGCTGATGAGCGACCGCAGGCAATTTCCACGATTTCCGGATCCGGGTTAGCGTGATCGGTTTCGGTCAACACTTTGTTGAGATATTCAGTCACGCGTGCCGGGATGGCCTCAATGCCGATTGGTGCTTCTTTCACGGAAGCCACCACAATGGCGCGGGAATAATCCAGCCCACCGGGCATGGCGATAAATTTGTCGCGAAAAACAGAAAAGGGCGGCTTATTCTCTGACACGATTTCTTCAACGCGTTTTGCGTGTGCTGGGTGCAGGTTATAAATATCCACATCCATTGAACGGGCCAGAACGCCGGTGGCTACATCTCGTGCGAGTGATGTCTTATCATGTTTGAATCCTTCACCACGATCGGTAATATTTCCGCCGCCAGCGTTAGCACCGGAAGGCGTACGGGTAATGCCTGAAACATAATTTCCGTTCTGCCATTCTTTTGTCAGCAGGCCCTGATCAAGGTAGTCAGTTTTCATCCAGGTGGAAATGAACTTGTCGAATTCAGCCGGGCTGATGCGATGATTTGCAGAGTGGGGGAATGCTTTCCCTACAGATTCAGCCAGGCGACTAAGGTGATAGTTCGTCAGTTTATCCAGTTCATGATGCGCGGCGCGCACAGCAGTAAGCAGGCTCTGAAGGTAACTGTCCTCTGTGTCCATCTCCATACGGATCACGTTATTGCGTTGTTCTGGTGTGGCATGATGCCGGTATTTTCCATCTTCATCTTTGCTGAATAAGAAGAGGTGAAGGAAGCGATGAGTAAGGCTCAGAGTGGCGACGGGAATTTCACACTCAGAACAGTCATCGTCGCTGTCCGGGGATTCGCTTTTCTCCACATCATCCGGAATAGTTCCGTCCAGGTTATCGTTGTCATCGCCAGCAGTTGTGGCATCTTCACCGTTGATGTTGTCATCGAAGGGGATAGCCATCATGGTGATGCCATCGTTACCGCCTTTTTCATAGCGGTTGCAGAATTCAGTATCAAACACGCCTTCCGGTGGAAGGTCATTCACAACGGGTAAATGGACGCGGATGGGTTTTTTAAAATCCTCTTCGTCAAATCCGGCATCGTCCATTGGGTGATGCTGCCAACTTACTGATTT